GTAGCGGCGGCGGTGGCGGCGGTGGAACATTTATCAACGTAGACGCGGCGCTGTCTCTGACATCGACAAACCCGGTGCAGAACAAGATTGTAACCACAGCATTGAACGCTAAAGCAAACACGGACGTTGCAACACAGTCTAAAAATGGCCTGATGTCCGCTGCTGACAAAAAGAAGCTCGACGGTCTATCTAGCGGCGGCAGCCTTGTTGCCATGACCGCAGACGAGATGCAAGCCATCTGGGATGCCAATTGAAAGGAGTAACGGTATGAGTGACGAAAAGTATGTCGGTGCAATTGCAGCGGCAAAGAATGCGGCGCTTGCCAAGGCCGCGCTGGATAAAAAAGCGGACAAGACGGCGCTGGATACTAAGGCAGATACCACCGTTGCTACGGCCAGTGCAAATGGCCTGATGTCCGCTGCCGATAAGGAAAAATTGGACAGTATGTACGACATTGTCGCTACATCCACGGATGGAGAGACATTTGACATCACACCTGCACAGTTGCATGAAAAACTGAAAGGTGTTCCAACCACCTGCGCGATCAAGGTTGTGGATACAATCATCCCGTTGCATCGAGTGCAGTTGCCGGGTGATGGGAGCACCAAGTATATTTTCCAAACCACAAAGGACAATGGATTTTGGGAACCCAATACAAGACTGGCGTATACTGCATCGGCTGGCGGTACATATGCGGGTACAATATGGGGAAAGTCCGAATACGATTTGCTTGCAAGCACTCCCGGCATCCTGAAATTCACTGGCGCTGCCAAGGCGCAGTTTAGCGGTTCAAAAGATGTGACCATAGACATCCCGACAGGAGAAGGTTCTGTTCGGTACGATGAAACGCAAGAACTGACATCCGATCAGAAATCCCGCGCGTGCAAAAATATCGGGGCGGTCAGCCAAAAGTACGCGTTTATCGATGGCGCTGTAATGTTGCAGGCAATCGGGCATGATGACGGGGTAAGTGTTGTAAATATTACGCCAAGCGAAAAAAGCAATGACTACACGCTTGCGCTTGACGCTGGGCCAGAAAATGTACCGGTATGTGTGTCCGGCATTGAAACCCCGACAGACGCGCAGACTGACTGCGCGGCAAACGTGGCCTACGTCAAGGCAAAAGTTGCCGAACTTGCCGCCAGCGGCGGCGTGGACGTGGATAATGCACTGTCGGCCACATCTACCAACCCCGTTCAGAACAAGGTTGTCAAGGCCGCACTGGACAAGAAAGCTGGTACCGCGGTGGCGAGCACGTCCGCCAACGGCCTGATGTCCAAGGCGGATAAAACCAAGTTGGACGACATTGAGAGGGGCGCAAACAAGACCACCATTGACAGTGCCATGTCCGGGTCATCGGTCAACCCTGTGCAGAACAAGGTAATCAAGCAGTACATCGATGACAAGGTGGCTGCTGGCAGTAACATCACCGTTGACGCGACGCTATCCAGCACCAGCGCCAACCCGGTGCAAAATAAAGCTGTCAAGGCAGCGATTGACGCCAAGGCCGACAAGACCGCGTTGGATGCAAAGGCGGACAAGACTGCACTTGACGCCAAAATGAGCAAGTCTGGCGGCACGTTTACCGGCAACGTCTACGGCAAGTATTTTTGCGGTACATGGCTACAGTCCACTGCCGCTAGCGATCTTGGGCGTACACCGGGCAAGATTGCCGTGCTGGACGACAGCGGCTGGGTGTACTATCGCACGCCCACCGAGCTGGTTGGCGATCTTGGAATTGCCAACGCGATCAAGTCTTACGTTGATACTGCAATCGTAGCAGCAATCAACAGCAGCTATTAAGGTGGTGAAACGATATGCCTACTAATGTGACACTTACAAATCAAGTAGCGAATAGCGGGAAAGGTTGGTTTCCGGCCACGCGTGGAAACTGCTCGTGGCAGTTGTCGAGCATCACGCCGGGCGATGGGGCCGCGTCCAGTATCAAGATCATCCCTTCCGGCGCGGGCGAGGTAACGCTGACGTCGGCGTCGCACAAACTGATTGCATCGCATAAATATTACATCAGCTTCAAGGTGCGCTTTGCGGCAGCCACGCAGGGCACTTGCGATTGGTACTGGCCAGTTGCCGAGCCTTGTGCAGCGCAAAACATGGCTTTTAATGTTGCGGCGGAAACGTGGGTGCGCCTGTCGGCGGTATTTGAGCGCACAAGTTTTAGCGATGGCAGCTACCCTTGCCGTTTCGATTACAACAACAATAACGGAAAGAACACGCCGTTTTGGTTCACAAGTTGTATGCTGATCGACCTGACCGCCGCCTTTGGCGCTGGTTTGGAGCCGAGCAAGGAGTGGCTGGATAAGCATATCACGACGTTTTCGGATGCACCGACTGTGCAGTACATTGATAATCTTGGCGAGCTGTTTGTCGACATCGCAAACGCAATCCGTACCAAGAGCGGTCAGTCAGGTAAGATCATGGCCTGTGACTTCGCAGACCGCATCCGCGCGCTGTGACGGGAGGCCATCATATGGCAATCACAATCGCAGACGGGCGCGTCGCGCATAACAATATGCCGCCGTACTTGTCTGTGTACGTTTGGCAGCGGACGGCATAATTTTATAGGGGGTTAAAAATGAACGGAATCACATTCGGCAATTATCATTCGTATGATGATCTTCACCTGATTCTTGCGTCGAAAGAAATCGGTGCGCCAACGGTGAAAACCATGAAGATTGATGTTGCGGGGGCTGATGGGTCACTGGATTTGACTGACTATTTCGGTGAACCTAAGTATGGGAATGTGATACACAAATTTCAGTTTTCAACAATTGGTTCGCAGTCGGAATTCCCTGCCACATTTTCGGCTGTTAAAAATGCTTTACATGGTAAAAAAATGCGGGTCATCCTTGACGATGATTCGCATTTTTTCTATGTGGGGCGGCTTGACGTTTCAAGCTTTACATCGTCCAAGGGCATCGGCAAAATCAACATAGAAGCGGATTGTGAGCCGTACAAGTACAAGGCGGCAAAAACTGTTGTCACGCAAGCCGTAAATGGCGAAACGGCAATTACTTTGGCCAATCTCCGCAAGCGCGTTGTGCCGGAAGTGTTGATTGAAGCTGATAGCGCCCTGCACATTGTCTATAACGCATACAGCGTGTGGGACTTGGGGAGCGGGAGCTATACACTGCCGGAACTGGAATTAAAGGCCGGGGAAAACACTGTTTCTGTCACGGGTACAGGAAGCATCACGTTTTCTTATCAGGAAGCGGGGCTGTGATATGTACAGAGTATATTGCGACGGCCTGACGCTGTATAACAGCAATCTGGAAAGCCTGAAAATTTTTAGCCCTTCCGTTGAATTGGAGCTGAATAAAACCGGCAGCGTCTTATTCACAGTTTATCCCGATCATCCACATTACAGCTTCATCAAAAAGCTGAAATCCATCATCACGGTTTATCAGGATGACTATTTGCTTTTCCGTGGCCGCGTGCTGGATGACGAAATCGGATTCCATAACGAAAAGCACGTCACTTGCGAAGGTGAACTTGCCTTTCTGCTGGACAGTGTACAAAGACCATACGACTATTCCGGGACGGTTGCCGGGTTTCTTAACCTGCTGATTGATAACCACAATGCGCAGGTGGAAGAAGCAAAGTGGTTTACTGTCGGAAATGTCACGGTCACTGACCCGAATGATTATATCGTCCGGTCGAATATTGAATATGTCGATACGTGGACGGAACTGCAAAAGAAGCTGGTTGATCTGCTGGGCGGGTATATCGTCATACGTCATGAAGGTTATATCAACTACATTGACTACTTGCAGGACTTCACGCTTCTTTCGCCGCAAAAAATCACGTTCGGGAAGAATCTGCTTGACCTGAAGCGGATTAGAAAGGGCGCTGACATTGCAACTGCTTTGATTCCATTGGGCGCAAAGATAAAGGATGATGAAGGCAAAGACACGGACAACCGCCTGACCGTTGCTTCTGTTAATGATGGCCTTGATTACATCATTGATGAAGAAGCCGCCGACAAGTACGGCCTGATTTTTGCCACGCATACATGGGATGATGTTACCGAAGCGACAAACTTGCTGACAAAGGCCAATGCACATCTTTCTGATCTTGTCAACCAGCCGGAAACCATCGAATTGACGGCGGCAGATTTGGCAACCGTGGACGCTTCTTTCAGTAGCTTCCACCTTGGGACATACGTCAAAGTGGAAAGCAATCCGCACGGCATAGACCAAAACTTCCTTGTTACAAAGCTGTCTTTGAAGCTGTTGGAGCCGGGCGCAAACAAACTGACGCTTGGCGGCGTGTTTGAGGGTATTTCCGGCGCGCTGGCTGGCGTTTCCGGTGCGCAGGGTGAATATACTGCAAATAGAAAATGCGTCCAAAGCGGCTTCTACGGCCGTTAACAACGTGGAACAAAATCTGCTTGCATCTTTGCAAGTGTCCGAGGAAAACATCAAGTCAACTGTGGCCGAAAACTACTACTTGAAGGAAGATACGGACGCGCTTGTTTCCGCTGTCAGCACGGAGATTGAGCAGACAAAGAACAGTTTTGAGATTGAATTCACATCTTTCCGCGCAAATATTGATAGTGTAGTTGCAAATACTGACGCAGAATTTGAAGAAATCCGCAAATTTATTAGATTTGTAGACGGAAAGATTCTGCTGGGTGAAGTGGGCAACGAGCTTGAATTGCAGATAGCCAATGACAGAATCAGCTTCCTTCAGGACGGCTCAGAAGTGGCATACTTCAACAACCGGAAGCTGTATGTAACCGACACACAGATATTGCATAGCCTACAGCTTGGAAAGTTCGCTTTCATGCCGAGGGAAAACGGCAATATCAGTTTCAAAAAGGCGGTGGATTGATATGGCATCATCAGGAACCATTCAACAGGCTATCCGGACGGGCTATCGGTTGCAAATAGCGTGGTCGGTGGGTTCGCAGTCCGTAGCTAACAACACTTCCAGCGTAACGGCAAAGGTGCAGCTTGTGTCAACCGGCAGTAGCTACACTATCAATTCCAGCGCAAGCAAAAGCGGAAGCTTGACCATCAACGGCACAAAATACACCTTCAATTTCACCGCTGCCCTGTCCGGCAATCAAACCAAAACGCTGTTCACAAAAACGGTCACAATTCCCCACAATTCGGACGGCACGAAAAGCTGTTCGTTCTCTGCCACTTGTGGGATAAATGTTACCCTGTCCGGCACTTATTACGGCAATGTCACAGCGTCCGGCAGCGGAACATTCAACGCCATAGCACGAGCATCCAGCATCAGCAGCGTGACTTCTTCCGTATCTGTCACTGGAAGCAATGCGGTCATGGTAAACATCGACCGCAAGTCAAGCGGCTTTACGCACACGGTTGTATTCAGCTTTGGAAGCTATTCTAAGAGCGTCACAGGCGTTGGAACATCTACGAGCTATACAATACCCCAAAGCTGGCTAAACGCCATACCGAACGCCACAAGCGGCACAGCAAAGGTCACAGTAACGACCTATTCCGGCAGCACAAAGATAGGGTCGGCGGTGTCGAAAAAATTCACGATCACAGTCCCGGCAAGTGTTGTCCCGGCCATTTCAAGCGTTGCTGTTGCTGATACTGTCACGGCGGTTTACAGCTTCTTCGGGAACATGGTGCAGAGCAAGTCAAAGCCTAAGTTCACGATCACGGCGGCAGGGGCTTTAAGCTCTACCATCAAGACCTATAAAACAGTTTTTGAGGGCAAGAGCTATTCAGGCGCTACGCCGACAGCCGGAGTGATTACGGGAAGTGGGACGGTATCAGCAAAGATAACTGTCACTGATAGCCGTGGACGGTCTGCCAGCACAACAAAGACTTGGACTGTGCTTTCCTATTCTGCGCCCAAGATCATAAGCTTTCAGGGCTTCAGATGCCTTGCAGACGGCACGGAAAACTATGAAGGTGCCTATCTTAACGCCGCGATCAACTTCAGTATAGCGCCCGTGTCAGATAAGAACACGGCAGCTTACACGCTGGAATACAAGCTGCAAAGTGCTACTGCTTGGACAACCTTGACAAGCGGCGCTGTTTATGCTTTGAAAGACAACATTATCAGCGCAATCGGCATCTTCGGGCTTGACAACAGCTATGATGTGCGCTTGTCTGTTACAGACCATTTCACAACAGTCAGAAGCATTATAGAAATACCCACTGCGTTCACGCTGCTGGATTTCAATGCAAACGGGAAGGCACTTGCCTTCGGCAAGGTGTCGGAGTTGACAGAAGGCGTGGAATTTGCTTTGCCTATGAAGTCATGGCACGGGGAACTGGTAAACAGTCCGATCATGCTACCGCCTGAAACGGACATGGACACACTGCTGGAACCGGGCTATTACTGTGTGGCGAACACGACTTCAAGTCCAACAGTCCTGAACAAGCCTTCCCTGTCCACTACGGCAACGGCCTTTGTGGAAGTGCTGCTTGGCGGGGACGGCTTGCAGCGTGTCCAGCGGTTCACGCAATGTGATAAGGATGACCAGTATGTCTGGCAGCGGTGCTATTATACGGGCGCTTGGGGCGGCTGGCAGATGATCTGCGGCGGAACAAAGAAAATCACCATCACGCCTGAAACGGGCGTTACTATATCACGGGCATCAGCGTCCAGAAGCGGCGATATTGCGACAATGTACATCAATCTTCATATTGATAAGGATATAGCTGCTGCGACAGGAACGCTGGTGGCAACGATACCGGTTGAACAATGCCCTTTGAATTCCGTTGCAACGGTTGGCGTTCAGGGGGCAACGGGGACTTGTGTCTGCTGGGTCAGAAAAACAGGAATGGTCTATGTAAGGACAGGTTCAGCTTACACAGCGGGTGCGGCGATTGAATTTAGTCTTACTTGGAACATCACTGCGCCGTGGCAAATCTAAATCTTAATAAAGAAGGTAAATCGTATGGGCTTTGACGTATCTACCATTATTGTTGCATTTTTGGCACTTGTCGGCACACTGACCGGCGCATATCTTAGCAACAGCAAAACAAAGGCGCTGCTTGCATATCGTCTGGAACGGCTTGAAGAACGTGTGAACAAGCACAACAACCTTGTGGAACGAACATACCGCATTGAAGAAGAACAGGAAATCATCAAAGAAAAAATCAAAGTAGCAAACCACAGAATAGACGATCTGGAACATGGAGAAGGCAATGGTTAATCCCTTGCCTTCTTTTTTTATTCAATTATCCACGAGTTACCGCAGTTTTGGCACAAGCAAACTTTTTCGTTTGTTATAACTGTTTTTTCACCGCCTTTGGATTTCTTCCATACAAGGTTTGACATACCGAGCGTGCAAGCAGCAGTCAATCCCCTTGCCATGTTGTTCATGTGCCCGCCAAAGCTATTCCCGTGCTTCTTGGTCTTGGTGGATGCTTGCTGAATAGAAACAGTTACATTGTCGCTTCCGCATTTTGGACAAAACATATTCGTGCCCTTCTCCTTTCAAAAAGTGACTACATTTTACGCCGCCATACAGCGAAAGACAATATCCAACACAAATAATCAGCGTTTTGCACTTTTCAGACGGTCAAAAGCTGGCTGTTTTGACAAGGAAAAGGGACGGTTTGCACCGTCCCTTCGCAGTTAATCTTCGATATCCGCTTGCGTGTCAGCAATTAGATTATCAAGCAGCTTTTCAGCCTTTTCATAATCCTTTTCTTTCAGCGCCGCTTTCAGGTCTTTCAAATCCCTTGCAAGCTTCCTTAGATAACTTTTGAATACTGCCATTTTGATACCGTCCTTTATCTTGTTTTATCAGGTGGTTTCCCTTCCTGACTGTCTCTATTATAATACACTTATTAAGTGTATGCAAGCCGGAATACCGCACAAAGATACACTTAATAAGTTGTGCATATTGTACACTTGTTAAGTGCATAATATTGTGGTACAATATCGGCAATTGAAGGAGGTTTTCTAAATGTCCAATTATTCAGAAGCCAGAAAAAACGCAAACAAGAATTGGGATAGCAAGAATCTTGACCGAATTTCCGTTGCTTTGCCGAAGGGCAGCAAGGATGCGCTGAAAGCCCATGCGGAAAGTACGGGCGAAACCGTGAATGCCTTTATCAAACGGGCGATCATGGAAGTAACGGAAATGGACAATATGCACCGTGCATATCAGCGGGGGCTTTTGCGGCAGCTTGAAAAAGTAACGGATGCGCTTGACAGCGGCGATAGCGAAAGCGCAAAACGGTTGATCGGCGAGCTGGTAGAAGATACGAAAGCGGATATAGCGGATTAAAAGAAAGGGGCAGACTGCGGTCTACCCCTTTTTATTATCCGTTTAGCTTTTCCTGTAATTCATCGTATGTGATGATATCCTTGACATACAATTCAAACAGCGCGTCTATATACTGCGCTTTGCGCTTCTTATATTCTGCTTCACTTATTTCCCCGGCCATAAGCCGCTTTTCAAGATGGCCTAATACTATGTTGCCATTCATTTCTATTCCCCATTTCTTTTATGGTTGATATAATCAGTAATATCAGCGGTTTGGTGTTATTAGTAGCATGATAAGCCTACTAAAATAGACTTATCAAGCTACTAATAAGGGCTAAAAAAATTAGCCCTTATTTGAAAATGATTTCTAACACGGGCTTGCCGCCTTTGCTTCTGCCATAGTCAATAACATCATATCTGATATCTTCAATAAATTCCTTCAAAAAATCGTTCTTTGCTTGTGCATCAAGCGCAGGGTCTTTGAACGTTTCAATGATTTTCTGCAAGGTGATGATTCGTTCGGAATAGTCAATGACTTCCGGCACGTCCGCTTTCGCCTGTGCAAGCTGCGCTTTCAGATCGGCAATTGATTGCGCGTAAACCTGCTTTCGCTCTATGAATTCTTCCTTCGTGTATACTTCATCTTCGTAATCATCAAACAGTTTTTTGCGCTTCTTTTCCAGCTTTTCAAGCTCTGCATCCATCCGCGATATTTTTTCAAGGTGGCGGGCGCGTTCGGCACCGTTGCCGTCATGGTTCATCTTAAATTCAAAATCTTCAATGTGGGCTTCCAGCGCTTCAACAAGCGCGTCAAACACGATTTCCACACGCAAAGACTTTTTCTTGCAATAGGTACTTGCCTTGTGCGAATAACGGATTCCACGGCTATCCTTGTAATTTATCCAGTCCAAAGCTTTCCCGCAGTCAGCGCAGTGAATCAGACCGGCAAGGGGGCTGACAAGCCCTTTCCCGTGGTTAATCGGGTTTTTCTTGAATCGACCTTGCGCCTTTCGGAACTGTGCTTCGCTGATAATTGGCTTGTGTTTCCCATTGATATACTTGACTTCTTCCGGCGATGCTTGCACACGCTTTTTTTGAACTTTGCCTGTTTTCGGGTCACGCACCTTAACCGTTTTGCTTTTTCCCCAAGTGATGATACCGATATACAGCTTGTTTTTCAGCATACAAGATATTGTTTCCTTATGCCATTCCCGACTACCTTGCATAGTCGGAATCCCCATGGAAGTAAACTGCTTTGCAATCCAATCGCATGACCGGTTTTCTTCCGTGAACCAATCAAACATCATCTGCACAAGCGGCTGTTCTTCTTCATTGATGACAAGATATCTGTTGTCTTTGCTTTTGCGCACGATGTTATAGCCGAATACGCGCTGCGGAAGAAGATAGTTACCTTCGAGCACGGCCTGAAGCTTACCGGCTTCCAGACGGCGGCGAATGGTTTTGTATTCCCTGCGTGACATGAAAAGGCCGAATTCAAAATATTCTTGGTCAAACTCGTTGTCAGGGTCATATACCTTGACAGGGGTGATGATTTTTGTGTCGGACATCTGAAAAGCTTCCGCGACTTCGCCCTGATCTTTCGTATTACCACGGGCTAAACGTTCGACTTCTACAACAAGGACACCTTTGTACTTATTGGCATATACATCGTCAAGAAGCCGCTGCACTTCTGGCCTGTCCTGAATGCTTTCGCCGGACACAATTTCCTGATAGATGGTTATCTGACTTGGAAGAATATCATGTCTTGCAGCAAGATTGAAAAGCATGGTTTTGTGCTTCGCCAGTGTTTCACCTTCGCCAAGGGCTTCCATTTCGATGTCTGCCCTTGATTTTCTAAGGTACATTGCATACTTGTCTTGTGTATATTGACTTGTTACTTTTTCTATTATTTGGTCTGTATTCATCCTATAAGTTCCCGCCTTTTATATGATTTATAACATTGTTTGCAAAATCCCCTATAACCGAATGATCTTCAAGCCAGAAGAAGCCCACGCCTTTATTAAGAACGTCAGCGGCAATCGCCAGCATGATTATCGCAATGGCTATAAAGGCAACAACGCAGAAGATATTGCGCCATTTTTTGCGGTCATCGGATGTTGCGCGGACTTTCCGCAATTCGTCCTTCATAAATTCCGCCTGCTTATCTGCGTCCTTTTTCACTTCTTCAAGCCGCCGTTCCAGTTCCTGCTTTTCCTTTTCCAACCGTTCAATGGTTTCAAGGTGCTTGCTTTCTTCAACGGCCACTTCTGGGCAAGGTGTTTCTTCGTTCCCGCAGCCAATTAGCGCACAAAACATGGGCGCGAAAGTAGAATAATAGACATCCCTGTCTTTCTGGGAAAGGGTATTCTTGATTGTCCCTTCCTTTACACCGGATTCATCCGAAAGGTCGGCATTCTTCCAACCCAAAGCGGTCATGCGCCGCTTTGCGAAGTGCCGCATATCATTCAGGGGCATAATGTAGAAATTCGGTATGCAATCGCGCCCTAAATGCTGGCAACTGATACATTTCTCGTACATTTCTAATCCTTTCCAATAACGGTGCTGGCGGTTCCCTTATCGTGCCATAATTGCACGGATGTGGGGTTGCAGCATAATTATTCCAATGATAGGCTGTTGGCAGGTCAAACAAGACCTATCAGCCCATACGAAGTGTGGGGGTGCAGTGTGGCAGCTACATCCCCACACGGAGTTTTATTTTAATTCTCGCTTATGTACAAGGTACTTCGCATAATTGATAATTTCCCGGTTTTCTTCATCGGTAAATTCAATATGGCCTAATTCGTGACACCATGTGTCCAAGTGCCGAATTTGCACACCTTCCGATGCGACAAACGTTGCAATCGTTTCTTCTTCTTTTGTGTCAAGCCCGATCAGATAGGACGGCGTTGTTTGCAGCGCATTGGCAAGCGTTATAAGGACTTCGGAACTTACCTTGTCAATATCTCCGCTTTCATATCGGTAAACGGTTGACCGGTCTTTCCCTATCAGCTTCGCCAAACTGTCAGCCGACATCTTTAATTCAGTTCTCCGCGCTTTGATTCTGTTACCGATGTGCATGGTTTCACCGCCTTTCAAAACGCCGTGTCGCAGCTCTGCGACAAAACCGCATAATGTAAAAATAAACCAGTATACAGAAAATTTCCTATGGTGTTAAGATTCCGATGTAAACAGTTTTTTCTGTACGATTGAAAGGAGCACCAACGAAATGACAGCTAATCAGGAACAACTACAAGAAACCGTCATGCTGTTTGAGCAATGCAGCGCTGAAAACCTTATGAATGTTATCAATATCAACAAGATATTAGTGAATCTATCCGCATCACAGTTGGAATATTTGTTAGAGCTGTCAACCTTACTGTTTTGCCAATCGCCTAAGTAATTCTTTATAGGTTTTCTTATCTTCATCACTTAGAGATAAATAAAGTTCGGCCACTTCACGTAGGTCGCTATCTGATAGCACCCTTGCACTTAGCGAAGCTGCTTCTTTTGGGTTGGATTCAATGATTAAATCCGACCCTTTAAGATCAAGCGCCTTTGCCAAGCCTTGCAAGGTGCTTCTTTTTATATTAACGACCCTGCCGTTTTCGTACTTAGCGATAGCAGACTTCTGAACCCCTACAAGCTTCCCAAGTTCTTCTTGCGTCAAGCCCTTTGCGATTCTTGCATCTTTTATCAACTTTCCTATATCCATTGGTATCACCGCCTTTCGGTGTCTTAATAATACACGCTCGTTTCCTAAAAATCAAATATTTTTTTAGAAATCCTTGAAAAACTTATTGACAGAAAAAAATTATCGTAGTATAGTAATGGTGTCCTAAAGAGACACCGAACGGCAGTAGCCGATATATTTTTTACATTTAAGTGTCTGATTTAGACACTATGCCAACAGGCAGAAAGGGAAACAAAATGAAATTCGTTCTTTACATCGATTACAGCGCCACCTACAAGCCCATGACTGCTGAATATCGCGCCCTGAATGCAAAGACCATCGCCGAAGCGATAATCGAAGCGGATGCAATACACAATCCGGAAACGATGTACCTCATTAAGATCATGGAAAAGAGCGGCAAGGTTGAAAAGGTCGAGAGCAATGTTAAAGCACAGACCTACACGGCGATTATGGAAAAGCGCTCCACGAAGTGGGCGGCGGCAGAGACAAACCACAGCGCAAAGCACTTCATGACTAAGTTTGGCGATTGGTTTGAAATCGCGTAAACGTAAAAAAGCCGAAGGGCGGCGGCTAAACCGCCCGGAAAGGAGAAGATCATGAACATATCAAAAGCAAAAAAACTGTTGTCGATTGATATATCAAAAATGAGCCTTGAAGCCCTTCAAAAGCAATATGTTTCTTTGCTTGATGCGTGGAGATATGCAAAAGGCGACTACGGACATGACAACACCTTTTTTGCTTATTGCGGAGAAATGCGCGGATTTGTCCCTGCTGATTATTGGCTTGAAAGGAATCTTGCAACAAGACTTAGTGAAATTGAAAAAATCCTTAGTAAAAGGTATGCCGAAACGGTCTGAAAGGAGAATGACGATGCCAAACATAATAGAATCGACAATTGAAGTATTCAAGCCGAAAACAGAAGCGCAAGCCTTGAAGCCTTGCCCCTTCTGTGGCGGAACTGAAATCGTATATGAACGCTATCTGCACATGGCCGGAGAACGGTACCGAGTATGGTGTGAGGACTGCACGGCCGGAGTTGACCCCGGATATGCACGGGACATCGGAACGGTGCAAAACATGTGGAATCGCAGAGTATAAGCCGAAACGGCCTTCATGGCCGTTCCTTAATGCGGCCTTATGTGAAAACATGAGCAGGTCACAAGCCCTGATAAACGCAGAGTGTGGAATTTAGGGAAAGGAAGGTGACAGCAACTATGAACGGTAAGCTGCTTAGAAGCATCATGGTTCTGCATGGGGACACGAACGCTTCACTTGCTGAATATCTCGGCATCACGGAGCAGAGCGTGTCCAACAAGATCAACGAGAACGGCACGGAATTCAAGCAAGGCGAGATTTTCAAAATCAAAGCCAAGTACAACCTTGATAGCGATATGGTAGACCGTATTTTTTTTGCAGATTAAGTGTCTAATTTAGACACCAGAAAGGAGAAATGCAATGGAAATGACCGTCACAAGGCTTCCGGATGGCGGTGTTCGCTATGAATCGGAAAAGGCCATTGTCACGATTCGTGAGCGTGGGCGGTACATCCGGGATGGGAAATTCACAGAAGAAGGGCTGAAAACCCTGAAAGAATCAGCAGCGAGAATGTACATGGCGAAAGCCAAACAAGCGTAATCCATATTAGCAATTGGGTGATAGGTGCTTTTTGACCTTAAAACATAGTGAAAGGTGAAAAAGCAATGAAAGAATTCAAGAGTTTTTACAAGGAAGTCAAAGGAAACGAGGGCGGTAAATGCCAGTACAACAAGCGTCTGGACACCTACGGCTGCGGCTGCGCCCATGATTGTTCATACTGCTATGCAAAATCGTTGCTTAGTTTCCGGGGCTTGTGGGACGCTGTAGAGCCGTCTGTGGCAAGCTTGGCGAAGATCGAGCGCAAGATAGCAAAGCTTGAACCGGGAACGATTGTCCGGCTTGGCGGTATGACAGACTGCTTCCAGCCGCTTGAACGTCGGGAGAGGGTCACCAAAGGCACAATCGAGCTGCTGAACAAGTACGGCATCGGCTATCTGATTGTCACGAAGTCTGACCTTGTATGTGAATACATGGATATTCTTGACAAGCAGCTTGCGCACATTCAGATCAGCATCACTTTTGCACCGTGCGAAAAGGCGGTAAGCGTCGAAAGACGGATAAAAGCAGTGGAAACACTGTTTGCTTCCGGTTTTGATGTGGCTGTCAGGCTTTCCCCGTACATTCCGCAGTTCGTGGACTTCGACCGGCTGAACAGTATCAAGTGCAACAAAATCATTGTTGAATTCCTTCGTGTAAATCACTGGATTAAAACATGGTTGCCGCTGGATTACACGGAATACACAGTCAAGCAGTCAGGCTATCAGCATCTTCCGCTGTCAAGAAAAATCGAATACCTGTCAAAAGTCACTGGCTTTGACGAAGCGTCCGTCTGCGAAGATGTGACAGAACATTACGAATACTGGAAAGAAGCGGTCAACTTCAATAAAGATGACTGCTGCAATTTGAAAAGGAGTGATGACATCCTTGATAGAAATGAAAACCTTGTCCAGCCGGGAAGAATGGCTTGAAGTCCGGTCGCATTATATCGGCGGTTCTGACGCTTCAGCCGTTATCGGCCTGAATCCATACAAAACGAACTTGGAGCTGTGGCAGGAAAAGACCGGTCTTGTGCAGCCGGAAGATATCAGCGATAAGCCATATGTCAAGTACGGCACACAAGCTGAAATGCACCTGCGTGGGCTGTTCCGGTTGGATTTCCCAGAATATCAGGTTGACTACATAGAAAACAATTTGTGGCTGAATGACAAATACCCTTTTGCCCATGCTTCACTTGACGGATGGCTGACAGATCAGGACGGCAGACAAGGCATTCTTGAAATCAAGACAACGAACATCCTTCAGAGTATGCAGAAGGAAAAATGGAATCACCGGATTCCGGACAATTACTACATTCAGGTTTTGCATTACCTGATGGTAACGGAATTTGACTTTGCTGTCTTGAAAGCACAGCTAAAGTTCGACTTTGGCGGCGAAATCCTGCTACACACAAAGCATTACAAGATCGAGCGGTCGGAAGTGCAGGAAGATATTGATTATCTTGCGCGGAAAGAAGCGGAATTCTGGAAATGCGTTAAAAACAACAAAAAACCGGCATTGCTTCTGCCGGAAATCTAAAAAAAGGAGTTAGAAAAAATGGAACTTAAAATCAACGAAGTGGCGCTTCCGGCGCCGATTACCTTCAACTATGAAGAGCTTCGGGCAGAGCTGCTTTCAAAGGTGTCTGTCTATGAAACTATGGTCTACACGGAAGATCAGGTGAAGGAAGCCAAGGCAGACAGGGCGGCACTGAATCGGCTGAAGAAAGCTTTGAACGATGAACGCATCCGGCAGGAAAAAGATTATATGCAGCCGTTCAACACCTTCAAGGCACAGGTTGGCGAGCTTGTCAAGATCATCGACAAATCGGTATCTGTCGTGGACAAGCAGGTCAAAGAATTCGAGGAACAGCAGAAAGCCGAAAAGCTGAAAGCCATTGAAGAATACTGGCATTCCGTTCTTGCGGACAACAAGGTTCCGGAAACTGTTTCTTTCAAACAGATTCTTGATGACAAGTGGCTGAACGCTTCTGTTTCTATGAAGTCTATTCAGGGAGCAATTGACGGCAAGCTTGAACAGATCGCAAAAGACCTTGATGTAATTGATTCTTTGCCGTCCTTCGCCTTTGAAGCGCGTGAATACTACGTTGATACCCTTGACCTTGCGAAAGCTGTCAGCGAAGCCCACAGGCTTCAGGAACAGGCTGAGAAAAGGGCTGCATGGGAAGCGGAGCAGCAGAGACGCAAGGAAGAAGCAACCGAGCCAAAAACGGACATCGGAAAGGCGATTGAAAGCACTGAAAGACAGGCATTTGAAAGAGCGGTGCAGCACGAACCTTCCCGTCAATGGATTGGTTTTCAGGCGCTTCTTTCCGCAGACGAAGCAAGGGCGCTGGGCGCATGGCTTAGAGGTAACGGCATCAAATACAAGGCGATTTAAGAAAGGATGAATGAAAATGGCAGTCAATAATTCACTTCAGAAGTCACAGAAAAGGCTTGGCATCGGCTCCTATCTCACCGGAGATGCAGTCAAGCAGCGTATCAATCAGGTCATTGGCGGCAAGGACGGCCAGCGCTTCATTTCCGCTGTTGTGTCTGCGGTTCAGACGAACCCCGGACTTCAGGAATGCACAAATCAGAGCATCCTTTCCGCTGCGCTGCTGGGCGAAAGCCTGAAGCTTTCCCCTTCCCCGCAGCTTGGACAGTATTACATGGTTCCGTTCAACGACAGGGAGCGCGGCAAAGTGGCGCAGTTCCAGCTTGGCTATAAGGGCTATATTCAGCTTGCTATCCGCTCTGGCCAGTACAAGAAGCTGAATGTCCTTGCTATCAAGGACGGCGAACTTATCAAATTTGACCCGCTGAACGAGGAAATCGAAGTCAGGCTGATTGAGGACGAAGAAGCAAGGGAAGCAGCTGAAACAATCGGCTACTATGCCATGTTTGAGTATACCAACGGTTTTCGCAAGGCCATCTATTGGAGCAAGAAGAAGATGCTTGCCCATGCTGATAAGTACAGTCAGGCGTTTTCGGCCAACGGCGGCACGGTCAAGACAAGATACGGTGAAAAAACCAAGGTTTCATATTCTGACTATGTTGCCGGTAACTTTGACCCGAAAGACGCATGGATGTATTCATCGTTCTGGTACAAAGACTTTGACGGCATGGCATACAAAACGATGCTGCGTCAGCTTATCAGTAAGTGGGGCATCATGTCTATCGACATGGCTTCTGCCATCGATGCTGATATGGCGGTTATCAACGATGACGGCACGAAGGACTATGTTGACAATGACCCGGATGTTATCGACATGGAACCGGTGTCCGAACCTGCGCAGGAAGCACCGGCAGAAGATATTCAGTCTGCTTTGTTCGGGGGGTGATGGTCAATGAATAAAGTCATACTAATCGGACGCTTGGTTGCTGACCCAGAAATCAGATATACGCAGTCCGGCAAGGCAGTCGCTTCCTATCGCTTGGCTGTTGATCGGCCGTTCAAGCAGGATGGTCAGCAGGAAGCAGACTTCATCAACTGCGTTGCTTGGGGCAAGACCGGGGAATTTGCCGGGAACTATCTTCGCAAAGGCACAAAGATTGCCGTTGAAGGAAGAATTCAGACCGGCAGCTATGAAAAAGACGGCGTGAAACACTACACAACGGACATCGTTGTTGACCGCCATGAATTCTGTGAAAGCAGGTCAAGCGGACAGGCTGCGACAGCAAACAGCAACGCAGGTCAGGCGTTCACAGACATGGACGATGACGGCGATCTTCCGTTCTAAGGGGTGGGCATTTTGGGCAAATATCTAATCGAAAAATTCGAGATTCCGTACCCGAAAAGCAAGGCAGTTCAAAAGCAGTGGTCGAAAGAATACGGCATGAACGCCTATTACGCCGGGAAGCACTGGTCAAAAAGAAAGCGCGATGCTGAATTCTGGCATATGATGGTTCGCTCCTGCATGAACAGTCAGGATGTCCGGCGCGTACCATTCAAGCGGCCTGTTGTCATTACCTTTCATTGGAACGACCGGCTTGACATCGACAATCACGCAATCATGGGAAAGATGATTGTGGACGCAATGAAAGGCCGTGTCATTGAAGATGACAGCCGAAGATGGGTGAAAGGCGTTTGCCACTACTTCCACGATGGGGATTACATCAGCGTAGAAATTCGGGAAATTTCATAGTTTGAAAGGAAAGCAAAAATGACAATCAATGAATATCAGCAGCTTGCCATGCGGACAAGCAATAAAGACCTGTCCCCAGATTATAGGCTACTTAATGGAGCCTTGGGGCTTGCCGGTGAATCCGGCGAAATCGCAGACCTTGTGAAAAAGAACTTCATGCAAGGCCACGTTTTGGATTTGGAGCACGTTGCAAAGGAATTGGGTGATGTGTGCTGGTACATCGCCGAGACTGCAACAGCTATCGGCATTGATCTGGAAACCGTCATGCAGATGAACGTTGAAAAGCTGCGGAAGCGTTACCCTTGGGGATTCGATTCCGACCGTTCGCAGCACCGGGAAGTAGGTGATATCTGATGCTGAAAATCGAAAATATTTCCACCAGCGGATGGAAAGCGGCGATTCGCGGAATGCGAAATCCCAAAAATTCATGGGCGCAAATTGACAGCGCGGTCGTTAATGGAAATTGTTTCGTCGTTGGCAATAACGATTATGATTTGATGTACAGGCTTGCGTCTGCCGGAACCGATCACGGGAAGTTCATGCGGATGATTCACGTGCAGTGTGACGTTACAGCCCCGCTGTACTGGTGGAAAGAAGCAGACCAGTACAAAGTTGGGACAGTTACAGATTCGTGCAGCACGATGCACAAGATTCACGCGAAGGAATTCACGCTTGACGATTTTTCGCACGAGCACCTGAACGATGAATCGACAGATTGTCTTTTGAAGCTTATTGATCTGCTGAATTGCAATCGCGAACTGTTCTTGAAAGACAAAAATAAAAGCTGGTGGTGGCAGATGATTCAGCTTCTTCCGTCCAGTTACAACCAGCTTCGGACGTGGGATTTGAACTATGCTGTGCTGCAAAACATCTACCACGCCCGGCGCAACCACAAGCTTGATGAATGGCACGATTTTTGTGATTGGATTGAATCGCTTCCGTATTCTGATCTTATCACAGGAATTACAGGAAAGGCGGTGCTGTGATGGAATGCGGACTGTGTAAGTATGCTGCGCTTGCGTTCAGTGATTATCCTTGCCGCGAATGCAAAAACACGGCCGTAACCGATTCGGAAGAATACAACGCGCGACCGGATATGTTTGAACCGGCAACCAACCCAGAACCGGAAACCGAAAACGATGTTATCAATCATCCATCCCATTACACGCAGGGGGGGATTGAATGCATTGACGCAATGAAATCGGCCTTTGGTGCCGCCCAGCTTGCCGTGTACTGCAAGATTGCAGCGTTTAAGTACATCTGGCGCTGTGAGTATAAAAACGGTGCAGAGGACGTTAAAAAGGCTATCTGGTATCTCAACAAATTATTGGAATTGAAAGGTGATGCAGATGACACAGTGTGAACGTGTGCTGCGGCATATGAAAGACTATGGCAGTATCACATCGGCAGAAGCCATGACCGAATACGGAATCATGCGCCTTGCATCCCGTATCAGCGATCTGAAAAAGCTGGGCTTTCCAATCAAGAAGGAAATGGTCAGCGGCAAAAATCGCTATGGCGAACCTACCAGCTACGCACAGTATTCAATTGTCGCAGCAGGTGATGCAGATGGCTGATGTTAAGTGGATTAAGATCACCACGGACATTTTCGACGATGAAAAAATCCTGCTGATTGAAAGTTTGCCCGAAGCGGATTCCATAATCGTGATCTGGTTCAAGCTGCTTTGCCTTGCCGGGAAAATGAATAATAGCGGCGTGTTCATGATGAATGACAAAATTCCATACACGGATAAAATGCTTGCTACTATCTTCCGGCGAAAGGAAAGCACGGTGCAGCTTGCGCTTCAGACCTTCGAAAACTTCGGCATGGTTGAAATTATTGACGGTGTAATTACTATCCCCAATTGGGGCAAGCACCAAAACCTTGACCAGCTTGAGAAGAAAAGGGTAAGCCAGCGAGAATATATGCGGCAATACCGGGAAAGGCAAAAGCTTCTTTCTTGTAATGCTAACGGTAAGGCTAACGGTAAGGCTAATGTTAGCCGCCCAGAAGAAGATATAGAAGAAGATAAGAATAAGAAGGAGAAAGAGAATAAGAGCGTAAGAGAAACCACACACACACTTTTCGCGCGGCTTCTTCCCGACTATCTTCTTTCTGATTCGCTTCAGGCCAAAATGGGCGAATGGGTCAAGTATAAGACCGAGCGCAAAGAGCCTTACAAAGAACAGGGTATGAAATCCCTTTTGCGGCAGGTTGAAAACAAGGCCATTCAATACGGCGATGATGCTGTTTGCAGCCTGATTGATGAATGCATGGCAAACAACTGGAAAGGCATTATTTTTGATCGGCTTCAGCAGAGCCAGCGGAAACCGGCTTCCGGTGGCTATCATCGGCAGACAAAGGCCGAAGAACTGAACGACTTTTACACTATGGCAGAGAATTGGAGTGAAACATAATGGACAAAAAAGAATTTGCCCTGTTCGCGTCTGCCTTGCGCACCTATTACAGCAAAGAAAACCTTTTGCCAAACAGTCAAGCAATGGAATTGTGGTTTCGGCAGCTTATGGATATCCCCTACCCCGTTGCTGAAGCTACGCTGAATAAATGGGTGGCCACAAATAAATGGTCACCTTCCATTGCCGAGATCAGAGAGCTTGCCGCAGAAATCCAAAACGGCAAGCTCCCGGATTGGGGCGAAGCGTGGGAAGAAACCTGCAAAGCAATCAGCAGATACGGCTATTACAGGCCGAAAGAAGCGCTTGCGTCACTTAGCCCGTTGACACGGAAAACGGTTGAACGCCTTGGCTTTACGAATTTGTGCCTGTCGGAGAACCCAACGGCAGACCGGGCAAATTTTCGCCAGTGCTACGAAATCGTGGCAAAGCGTGAACAGGAAGCGCAGGTGCTTTCGCTGCCGCTTCAGCAGATCATCCAGCAGCTATCTGACGGCATGGCACCAAATAGCGTACAGTCGCTTTTGACGGACAAAGAAAGGAACTAATATGAAAATTTTTGGCGATGCAGAAACCAAGAAAAAATTTGATAAGGGCGCGGCGTTCATTGTTTATAACACCGCGCGTGCGCTGCTTCTTTTCGCCGCTGGCTGGATTTTGAGCTTCGTGCTGTGGCTGGTGTTCAAATTGTTCGGCGTGGCGTAAGGGGGCGAAAATAATGCTTTGTGATACTTGCGTATTTTACCCGCCGAGCGCATCAGACGGGAAACCATGCTGCGCGTGTGACACTGATGACGTGCTGTTTAACTGCTATCAACCAGCCTGCGGGAAGGAAGGTGCTGACAATGGCTAAGTACGAACTCAAACCGTGCCCGTTTTGCGGAGACAAGGGCGTTGTGCAGAGAAGCGGTTGCTGCTTTCGGGTGTGCTGATCGAATAGAGACTGTCCGACCACCTATCAGCAATCGAAACATGGAACAGGAGGGCCGAGAATGGCTGAATATATCACGCGGGCACAGTACAACGATATTGAAAGCACTGTGTTCTTTGGAGATCGTCAGGAGTTCAATGCCTGCTTGCAGAAACACACGGGAATCGTAGCGCGGCCATATACGGCCTACAGCTATTACGATGCTGCCGGGAACTATCTGGGTGACAGCAACGACACTGACTTGGACGGACTGCTTCAAGCGGCCTACATGGAGGTGAAAGATGACTGAGTACATTGAGCGCGGAACGGCGATTGCCAAACTTACCGCATTGGAGGTTACAGCGCCAAGCGCCACAATGACAGACGCGAAGCGGCTGCTTGCGGATATGCCAACAGCCGACGTTGCGCCGGTGGTGCGGTGCAAGGACTGCAAGTATTGGCAGGACAATAACGATGGCTATCCGCACGAAGAATGCCGATGGGGGCACGGAGAAACACCGGATGCCAATGACTTTTGTAGCTACGGAGAAAGGAAAGAAAATGATTAACGCAAAAGGTGAAGTTATTTATACAAACGCAGAAATCGCTTACGAGCTTGGGCTTTCACCGGCAACGGTTAATGCCATTGGGAAGCGGCTGTTTGGCAATGGATGAATTCCGCATTGGACACTTAATGACGCGAAGCTGATTGTTGAATATATCAAGTCTATTTCCGTCGAAGAAGATGCACAAAGGCTGTCCATTCTACATGATGCCGTACATGAAATCATGGGGAATTGCAAGCTGGATGCTGCCGACACAAGAAAACGTGTAGACAAAGATATTCATCTTATGTCGAAAGGATGAAGCACGAAATGAACGATAAAATTCCATTTGCGAAAATGCTGGAAGATGGAATCAAAAAGCTGACAGAAGGCAAAGCGCAGAACGCCGTTTTGTGTGGGCTGCTGGAAGATGGCACAACGTGTGTTGCATATGCGAATGCGTCACCTGAAGATTTGGCGAACATTGCGTGTCATCTGCTGTCCGAAGCGTTTATGCGAAAGGTGAAGCGGAATGACAAGGGGTGAATATATGCGCATGGCGCGAAACAGTGCGAAGCTGTCAGCAGCACAGCTTTCAGTGATGTCCGGGGTTCCAGTGTGCACTATTAGATCGCTTGAATGTAAAGTAAGCCGCTCCGGGCGGATTGACACGCTGGAATTGCTTGCGGATGCGCTTGGAATCAGCATTGACGAATATGTCGGGCACAAGGTCATGGTGAAAAATCATGCCTAAAAACAAAGGAATTTACCGCCTGTTTCGCACAAAAGCGGAATATGATTGGCACAATGAAAATATACGGCACATCACAAGGGTTCTAACGCTTGACTATGTAACTGTCGCGCTTGGCAGAATGGGCTTCCGTGAAAGCAAATTCGCGGAGTTTGAAAGGGTATTTTCGGAAGTCTATCAAGAATACATGGAAAGCTTTGCGGATGATCTGAAAGATGACAAGGAAATGGTTTATAGCCGTGCCGTGCTCGACAGGGAGCTGAAGCAATATGTCGGTAAGCTTTTTGCACCGGCTGAAGAACGATACCGATAGAAAGAAGGTGGTAGTTTGCTGGATTCACCAAAGAAATATCTTCAACAGATCAGGCTTTATGATTCGCATATCAACACGAAGCTGGAAGATTTGCATCAACTGAAAGAAATGGTAACAAAAATCACGCCAACATTGAAGGATGATGTTGTTTCTGGCGTGGGCAATCAGGACAAGCTTGGTGATGCGATTGCAAAGATCGTTGACCTTGAAGCGGATATTGACCGGGATATTGACCGATATGTTGCAGCGAAGCAGGAAATCAGCGCCACGTTGGACAAGCTGACTGACCCTGACCAATTACAGGTATTGCATATGCGCTACGTGCAAAACAAGACGTGGGAACAGATAGCTTGTGACATGGGCTTTTCATATCGCTGGGTTTGCACCATTCACGGTAGGGCATTGCAGCAGATCGAAAAAATCTTGAAAAACACACAATAGTACATAGAAGTACATAATCATAGTGTGATATTATTATACTGCAATAGTAAACAAGATATTCTTCTTAGCCTGACAGGTTCATTCTTCTTTCCTGTCAGGCTTTTTTAATTTCAAAAATGGCTGTTTTTGAAATTGAAATCAAGAAAAGCTTTGTTTTAATTTCAATGTTGAAAGGCGGTGATGATTGTGGCGAAGTTGACAGCAAAACAGCAGCGTTTTTGTGACGAATATCTGATTGATCTGAATGCTACACAGGCCGCAATCAGAGCCGGATATTCAAAAAAGACAGCGGGAAGAATCGGAACTGAAAACGTTCAAAAACCTGTAATTAAAGAGTACATAGCCCAAAGGATGGCCGAAAAGGAAAGCGCGCTGATTGCAGATCAGGACGAAGTGTTGAAGTATTTGACATCTGTTCTGCGTGGTGAAAGTCAGTCAGAGGAAATTGTTGTCGAAGGTATAGGTGACGGATGCAGCGAAGCAAGAACGATGCAGAAAGCGCCGTCCGAAAAAGATAGGCTGAAAGCTGCTGAACTACTTGGCAAGCGCTACGGCCTTTACACTGATAGGGTCGAAACTGAAGTTGACATGGATTTGAACATCACTGTGGATTACGGTGATGATGGATGAACATTAAAGTACAAGCAAACCCATGTTTCAAAGAGGTTGACCGCAGCACAAAGCGCTATATCGTCATGAAAGGGTCGGCCGGTTCGGGGAAATCTGTTGACACGGCGCAGAATTACATCCTGCGTCTGATGCATGATAAAGGCCGCAACCTTGTCTGCATCCGCAAATCTGACATCACAAACCGCGATAGCACCTTTGCAGAGCTTACAGGCGCTATATACCGGATGTTTGGAGATCAAGCGGAACGGTATTGGCAGATCAATATGTCTCCGCTGAAGCTGACCTGTAAAGCCAACGGCAATCAGATTATCTTCAGGGGCATGAACGATGACAAGCAGCGTGAAAAGCTGAAGTCAATCACATTCCAGCGTGGCAAGCTGACAGATGTTTGGTGCGAGGAAGCGACGGAGCTGACACAGGCTGACGTTGAAATCATAGATGACCGTTTGCGTGGCGAATTGCCGCCCGGTCAGTTTTATCAGATCAGAATGACCTTCAATCCAGTGAATAAGAATCACTGGATTAAGAAGGTCTTTTTTGATATTCCGGATGACAATGTGCTGACACATCACAGCACATACCTGATGAACCGCTTCATTGATGATGCGTATAAAGCCCGTATGGAGCGCAGAAAGATCGTTGACCCTGAAGGTTATCAGATATACGGTCTGGGCGAATGGGGCGAAATAGGCGGTCTTATCCTGCACAACTGGGAAATCAGAGAGGTAAGCCGAAACCTGAACGATTATGACGATGTAGCCATTGGTCAGGACTTTGGATTTAACCATGCCAATGCCTTGTTACTGCTGGGCATAAAGGACGATGACATTGCCGTTCTGTCTGAAATCTATGTTTTTGAGAAGGACACGTCAGAGATCATACAGCTTGCAAAGGACATGGATGTCCCCAGCAAAAAACAGATGTGGTGTGATTCCGCAGAGCCGGACAGAATCAAGATGTGGCAGAAGGCCGGGTTCCGCGCGAGGGGCGTGGACAAGGGCGGCTCTGCCGGGTCAGTCAAAGCGCAAATTGACTGGCTGAAGCAGCGGACAATATATGTGCATCCCTGCTGCGTGAACACAATCAAAGAAATGCAGCAATGGAAGTGGAAGAAGGACGATCGAACCGGCGAATACCTTGACGAGCCTGTCCCCTTTCAAGATGATGCAATGGCGGCTTTGCGCTATGGCGTTGAGGGCTGGCGCAAGCTGAAGAAATGGATTTACTGAGATAGCAGCGCAAAAGCACCAGCAGCGGCAATTTTGACCATCTGGTTGCTGTTGTAAAATACTGTACTCCTTTGGGGCGCTTGATAGGTAAAGCGCCATAGGCGCTGCGCTGTTATCTTTTTGATTGAAAGGGGCGATTGTTATGCTTACGCCAAGCGAAATTAGGACGTTCATTGACAACGATGCAGTTTCCACTCGAAAGCAGCTTGCGAAAGTTGGCTTGCGGTACTACGAGGGCAAGCACGACATCAAGGATTATCGTATTTTTTACATAGACGGAAACGGCGATGTCAAAGAAGATAAGACGAAAAGCAATATCCGCATTTCGCATCCGTTCTTCACCGAAATTGTTGACCAAATCGTTCCGTATATCCTATCTGGCAAGGATAGGCTGATTAAGTCCGATGACCCTTCCTTGCAGGAACAGCTTGACACGTATTTTAACAACAACGATGAATTCATGGCAGAGCTGGCCGACACGATTACCGGTGTACAGTCCAAAGGCTTTGACTGGATGTTTGCCAACAAAGACGAGGACGGCAAGACCCGCTTCCAGTGGGCTGACTGCATGGGCGTTGTTGAGTGTGAAGCAAAGTACACGTCGGATAATCGGCGCTATGTGATCTACTACTACGAAGATAAAATTGACAATGAAGGGAATCGAATCGACAACATCCGCGTGTATGATGATACAAGTGTATGGTTCTTCACTTGCATCAACGGCGGTGAAATCAAACCGGACGAGACTGTGAAGCCAAATCCGCAGCCGCACAGCGTTTTTCAGATGGATGGAAACGGGAAACTTGGCGGTATGGGCTACGGCTTCATTCCGTTCTTCCGGATGGACAACAACAAAAAGCGCGTGTCCGCTCTGCCGCCTATCAAAGACCTGATTGACGATTACGATCTTATGAACGCGGGGCTGTCCAATAACATTCAGGACACGAACGAAGCGCTGTATGTGGTCAGGGGCTTTCAGGGTGACAACCTTGACGAGCTGATGACCAACATCAAGGCAAAGAAACACATCGGCCTTGACGATGACGGCGGTGTTGACATCCAGACCGTTGACATTCCGGTCGAAGCGCGGAAAACGAAGATGGAAGTTGATGAAAAGAATATCTATCGCTTTGGCTTTGCGCTGAATACCGCTGGCCTGAAGGACACAGCGGCCACTACAAACCTTGCTATTCAGTCGGCCTATTCCCTGCTGGAACTTCGCGCCAAGAAGCTTGAAAACCGTCTGAAGCCGTTTCTGCGCAAGCTGATTGACGTTGTGCTGAAAGAAATCAACGAGGAAAACGGTTCAGGCTACACACAGAATGACGTTTATTTCTGCTTTGAGCGCGAAATTCCGACCAATGCGCAGGAAAACGCGCAGATTGAGCTTGTGGAAGCCCAGCGCAAGCAGACGGAAATCACCACAATTCTGAACCTTTCCGGGACGATTGACGATGAAACCAAGTTGCAACTGATTTGCGAACAGCTTGATATTGATTATCAGGATATCAAAGACAAAGTGCCAAAGCCCGAAGATGACCCAACAGCAGCGGCACAGGCGGCGCTTGGCGGTATTGTGCCGAATGAGGGCAACGGTGATGTGATTGAATAAGTGGGAAAAAGAAGTCCAGCAGTCCCTTTTGGATAGTGAAGAAGCTGCAATCAAGGAGCTTGAAAAGCAGTACGCACGGGCGCTGAAGGACATCAACGATAAGGTCAAGTCATTTCAGGCAGACATTGACCTTTTAGATCAGGCGCTTTCGCAGGACTGGCTTGACGATGCAACAAAGGCGCTGCTGCAATCGCAGAAGCGGTCAAAGGTCTATCAACAGAATTATCAAAAGGCGCTTAAAGGTCAGGTCAGCGGTGTTCTTGACAAGCTGCACGGCGATAATTACGCCACAATTGACAAATATCTGAAAAGTTGCTATGAAACCGGATATATTGGCACGATGTACGATATAGCAAAGCAAGGTGTCCCCATCATCGCGCCGATAGATCAGGCGGCAGCAGTCAAAGCTATTTTGACAGATTCAAAGATCGTTGAGGGCTACTATAACCATCTTGGTGTCAACTATGACAAGCTGAAAAAAACCATCACGCAGGAGATCAGCCGTGGCATTGCTTCCGGTCTGCCTTATAGCGATATCGCACGGAACATCAACAATGTGTCCAGCAGTGGCCTTTACAACGCGAAGCGCATCGCCCGAACGGAAGGACATAGAATTCAGCAGACATCTTCCCGTGATGCGCAGTATGCGGCCAAGAAAAAGGGCTGTGATGTAGTCAAGCAGTGGGACGCTTCGCTTGACGGCCGGACAAGGGATTCCCATGCACGGGTTGACGGGGAAATCCGGGAGCTTGACGAGAAGTTTTCCAACGGCCTGATGTTCCCCGGTGACCCGTCCGGCAGCGCGGCTGAAGTCATCAATTGCCGCTGCACGTCCAACACAAGGGCGCGGTGGGCGCTGGATGACGGCGAGCTTCAGACGTTGAAAGAACGCGCTGAATACTTCGGGCTGGATAAGACCGCAAATTTCGAGGATTACACAAAGAAATATCTGACGGCCAGTGAAATACAAGCGGAAGTTGAACAGGCGGCGAAACCGAAGAAGGAATATCTGACGGAAAAGAAGCTTAAACAGAAGATCGATGATGCCGACAACGAAATTGCCGACCTTCTGGCACCGTATGGCGGTGATGAAGTCAAGTTCACACTCGGCGCAAGTGTTGACGATCAGGCGAAATACCTGACGCTGTTAGACAGTAAAAACGACTGGCAAAAGAAACTTGACAAAAAGCTGGTAACAAAAGAGAAAAAGAAGCTTGTCAAAGAACAGATGCAGCTTCAGCAGCAGCTTGATGACATTGAAATCAAAACCTACAGCGGAATATGGAAGGATGATATCACAACTGCTGATTATGCTAAAAAGCAGCATTCCATATCCGCAAAGAAAGCGTACTATGAAAATAAGCTTCTTACTACGGCCGACCCAGATGCCATTAAAAAATATCAGCAGTACCTTAAACAGCTTGAAGAATTTGAGACTGAAGGCAAGAAGCTTTATGATCTTCAGACGCAGCTTGCGGCAACCACAGCAAAATTGACAAACTTGCAGAAAAGTGGTATCATGTCAAGCGGCAAAGCTATGGCTTCCGATGCATTTTCTCCTGAAAGAAAGCAAGCCGCAAAGTGGTTTGACAGAAAGTCAGGGGGCTTCAGTTCAGCGGATGCTTACTTTGACCCACCGGCCAAAGCTGTGCATAATGCCGCAACTGGGAAAGAGCATCGCGGCTTCTATACATATACATCTGGTTCAGGCGGCCACAACAGGCCGCTTGCCGGTTTTGAAAAACCTTGGGTAAATTCAGGAACCGGCTGGGAACAGAAATATTACAAAGGCCCTCACAAAGTCTGGATTGACTTTGAAGGCAAGGGCGAAGATATCCGAGGATTGACCACTCTAATTGAAAAGTCAACCTATCCCGATGATGTGTGGTTACAATCGGGACAAGGGTTCGGCACATTGGGTGGTTTTCTTGGCGTTGATGCGAATCTGCTTCAGGGAATGACAGACGCAGAACTTCAACAGTTTGTCGGTAAAAGTAGTATTTTGCATCAGTTCATTTCAACGGCGGTTAACGAGGGCGGCGGTTCGATATTCAATGCAAAGCCTGTGAAGTTTAATATCTACGCTCCGAAGGGTTCCGAAATGCTGTATGCTTCTGACGTTGGTGCTTTTGGAAAAGGCGAAAACGAAATGATCTTGCAGCGTGGCGGCACTTATGAGATTGCAAGAATCTATTGGGGCAAGGATGTAACAGACGGCAATAAAACAAAGCTGTTCGTTGACTTAGACCTTCATCCCGAATTGGGATATGATAAGTTCCAGCAAGACCCGGCAGAATGGAAAGGCTCGACCAAGAATTACAAAAGCTAAAGGTGGTGTGACCCATGACTATTGATGAGAGAATTGAACAGGAAATTAAACGCAATCCTGAGCTTGCAAAGGTGTTCAAGGAACATCCCGAGCGAAAGGAAATGTACAAGCAGAAAATCCTTGAATCTGAAAATGAAGCGTGGGGATGCACTCGCCCAAATCCTATGTGGTGTCAGACTTGCAAATTCGCACATGGAAAACCCCCGTTTGAGGACGCGCCTGACAAATCCTATTGTATGATATACAGCAAGAGTGACGGCGAAATGAAGCCGAAGGAAGTGCTGTTTGACGGTGAAGAATGCGAGTTTTACGAAAAGGGGTAAAATGATAGATAACAAATTAAAGTCTGCTATATACGGTCTTGCGGTCGCTGACGCTGTTGGTGTCCCATATGAATTCAAAACGCGAGGGTCATTCAGGGCAACTGACATGGTCGGTTATGGCTCACACAATCAGCCAAAAGGTACATGGTCAGATGACACAAGCATGACGCTTGCGACTTGTGATTCAATCAAAGAATGCGGTTGTATTGATGCATCCGATATGCTTGCAAAGTTCAGGGCATGGGCGTACAAAGGCAAATATGCCATTGATGGCCGTGTGTTTGATATCGGCTGCACGACTTCCGCAGCTCTTTACACTGGCAAGGGCAAGGATGATGAGCGGTCGAACGGAAACGGTTCTCTGATGCGAATTATTCCGCTTGCTTTCGCTGATGCGAGTGATGATGAGATCAAAGCGGTTTCGGCTATTACACACGCCCACGATATTTCAAAAGCTGCTTGCGTATGCTATGTGCATATAGTCCGGGCACTGCTCCGGGGTGAAAAGCTGAAAGATATTCTTGAAAGCATCGAAAGTCCGTTTGAAAGGCTCAGAACCATCAACACGCTTGACGAGAGTGAAATCAAGTCGGGCGGCTATGTTGTTTCCACTCTGGAAGCAGCTTTGTGGGCTGTCTCCACGACTGACAATTATCGTGATGCAGTTCTGAAAGTCGTCAACCTTGGAAATGACACTGACACTGTTGGTGCTGTTGCCGGTGGACTGGCTGGGATTATCTGCGGCTTTGAAGGAATCCCGTCTGAGTGGATTGAATCCCTGAAGGGCAAAGACATAATTGAAAACTGTTTATTCTAAAAGCATCGTACATCCGCACGGTGCTTTTTTCTATGCCCCAACGCATTTTAATGCACGGCGTGTGTTTTTTGTGCGTTTATCGTGCGTTCGCAAGTTACAAGCAAGTTAAAAAACATAGTGGTATCAAGGGTTTGCAATTATGCAAGCCCTTTTTTCATACCAAAAAGCAAATTAAGAAAGGTGGAACAAACCATGAAAAGATGTTGGAAAACATGGATTAAGGCCGCTGCTGTTCGCGCGGTCAAGACTGTTGCGCAGACGGCGGTTGCAACTATCGGCACGTCTGCCGTATTCAGTCAGGTTGATTGGATGATGGTGGGTGGCGCTTCGCTTCTGGCTGGCATTCTGTCAATCCTGACTTCGCTTGCCGGTCTGCCGGAATGCAAGGAAGGTGAAACTGATGAATCTGCATGAATGCCTTGCCACAAATAACGCCTGTTACAAGGCCGGACAGCGGATTGCAGTCAAGGGCATCATGGTACACAGCACGGGCGCAAACAACCCGAATCTGCGGCGCTATGTGCAGCCTGACGATGGTCTGCTTGGCGTAAACCCGAACGGCAACAGCTACAATACCAAATATCCCGGTGGAAGCGCCGTCTGTGTCCACGCCTTTATTGGCAAGCTGAAGGACGGCAGCATTGCAACCTATCAGACATTGCCGTGGGATTATCGCGGCTGGCACGCTGGCGGCGCGGCAAACAACACACACATCAGCTTTGAAATCTGTGAAGATGGCCTGAACGATGCGGATTACTTTGGCAAGGTCTATCAGGAAGCGGTTGATCTGTGCGTGTACCTTTGCAAGAAGTTCGGTCTTACGGAAAAGAACATCATTTGCCACAGCGAAGGTTACAGGCTTGGCATCGCGACAAACCACGCGGATGTCATGCACTGGTTCCCGAAGCACGGAAAAAGCATGGACACCTTCCGCGCGGATGTGAAAGCAGCGCTTAACGGCGCTGTTGAACCTGTAAAGCCCGTCCAGCCGTCCACACCTTCTACCACAGACGGCAAGATTGACACCGTGCGAGAAGTACAGCTTTGGCTTAACCGCAACTATTCCGGTGGCCTTACCCTTGATGGCCTGTACGGCAGTCGCACAAAAGCGGCGCTGACCAAGGCGCTTCAGCATGGGCTTGGCGTTGCTACTGATGGCATCTATGGCCCGAATACAAACGCAGCAGTACGCCGAAACAATCTGCGGAATGGCAGCACTGGCGAACTTGTGAAAGTGCTTCAGGGCTTCCTTGTCTGCCACGGCCACAAAACGGCTTATGTGGATGGAATCTTTGGCGCTGGCACGCTGGCGGCGCTGAAATCGTTCCAGCGCGCCTACGGTTTGACTGCTGACGGCATTGCCGGATGCAATACATTCGCGGCGCTATGTAGATAAAAAGGCGCGGTGCTTTGCACTGTGCCTTTTTCACGCCCCGAGCATGGCGTTAAAACTGCTCCCATTTTCCGGCGCACTCCCGGATTTAACAAAGTGCTTGCCAGTGGAGACACCACGCTTAAAAACAGCGGCAAGAAAGGATAAACATGGAATTCTTGAAAGCAATTTTGGGCGAAGAACTGTTCAGCCAGTTTGCGGAAAAACTGAACGCCTATAACGGTGACGAAGCCAACAAGGACAAGCAGATCAAGCTTGCCAACCTTGGCGGCGGCGAGTATGTCGGCAAAGGCAAGTATGACGCGCTTCAGGCGCTGCTTGACGGCAAGACTGCCGAGCTTGACACGGCAAACGGCCTGATTGCCGACCTGAAAAAAGGCACTAAGGGCAACGAAGAACTTCAGGGCAAGATCACAAACTACGAAGGGCAGATTCAGCAGCTTCAGGAGCAGCTTCAGGAGACGAAAATCAAATCTGCAATCAAGGTGGCGCTTTTGTCCGAAAAGGCGCTTGATGTGGATTACCTGTCTTTCAAGCTTGAAAACAAGATGAAAGAGGACGGCAAGAAGCTTGAACTTGATGATGCAGACAACATCAAGGGATGGAAAGACCTTATTTCCGAACTGAAAACGCAGTTTCCCAACCAGTTTGAAAACGAAGGTAACCGCAAATTCCTTGATGGCAGTTTGCCGCCTACGGGTGGCAGCGAGACTGTTACGCTTGAACAGTTCCGTAAGATGGGCGTTGCAGAGCGCTCAAAACTCAAAGCGGAAAACGAAGAATTGTACAACCAGTACAAAGGAAACTAAAGAAATGAGGTAATTTATTATGGCGAGAACTGGCCTTTTTGGTGGTTTTTCTTTCGATGAAGAAGTTTTCACTGACATGATGCAGGAAGCGGATTATTGGAGTAATCCCGTTCTTGCGTCCGGCGTTATCCGTCAGGATGGTTCGATCATGGACATGATCGGCAGCAAGGGCAACGTGGCAACGATCCCCATGTATACGCCCATCAACATCCATGATACCAACATGGCTGCGTTGAACAACGACGGCCTGACCGACAACACCCCGCAGGAGATTTCCGGCAGCAAGCAGACGTGCATGATGATCCAGCGCATGAAGGCTTTCAAGGCCAAGGATTTCACCCGTGAGCTGACCGGCGCGAAGCCGCTGGATTACATCAAGGGCAAAATCCAGAACTATTACACGCAGGTCTGGGAAGATGAGCTGATGAACATCATCAACGCTGTTCTGGGCGTGTCTGCTCTGTCTACTCACGTCACCGACCTGTCTGTCACGACCGGCACTATCGGTGACGCGAACAAAATCAGCGCGACCACGCTGATTGACGCGGAACAGGCCGCGCTTGGTGACATGGCCGGTGGCCTTGGCCTGATGGTCATGCACTCCAAGATTTATGCCGCGTATCGCAAGCTTGGTCTCGTGGAGTATGAGAAGTTCGTTTCTGGTTCTGGCGCTATCAAGCAGGACATCCAGCTTCCGACCATCGGCGGCAAGGTGGTCAAGGTGACTGACTACTACACGCTGGACAGCTCCACTACCGGATTCCCGGTCTACAAGACCTTCCTGCTTGGCGAGGGCGCTATTCTGTCGTGCGACAAGAATAACTACGAGAAGCAGTACACCACGAACTATGACCCCGAGACTTCTGCCGGTACGGATAAGTTCTATACCAAGCAGGGCAAGGTGCTGCATCCGAACGGCCTGTCTCTGGCCGTGGACAACATCGCGAAGGAATCCCCGACCAAGACCGAGCTGGGCACTTCCGCGAACTACAGCCTGAAGTTCAATTCCAAGAACGTCAGAATCGGCATGATTAAGTCCAACGGTTAAGGGGGAGCCAAAATGCAGGAATTCATCATCATTGACGGCTTGCCTTATCTGTACGATGGGGGCAAAGCATACGCTGTCAGATGGGATGATGAAGGTTTCACATTGGGGGAAGTATTCCGCGAGAATATTTCCCACAATGATTTCATCATGCTTTCTGAACTGTCTGTCAAGGCAAAGTGTCAGGGGCGGCTTGACAGCATCGGCAAGCCTGAACCTGAACCTGAGCCTGAACCTGAGCCTGAAACTGAACCTGAGCCTGAAACTGAACCGGTGGAAGTACCGAAGCCCAAACGGGGCAGAAAAGCGAAGGGTGAAGCCGTATGATTATGACTGTTGCCGAACTTCGGCAGTATGTCACAACGGATGATGTAGATCAGGTGCTTGAAGCAAAGCTTCAGGCACTTGAACTGCTTATTCGGGCATACACAAATAACAACTTTCAGCAGCGGGCTTTCAGGGCGGTTGCCGTGTCCATGCCAGACCATGACATTGTTTGCAATGGTGTGGTTCCCTTCCGCGCTGGTGACACTTTGCAAATCACGGAATCTGACCTTATGCCCGATTGCCTTGTCACGGTAAAAAGCGTTTCGGGTAACACGGTCAAGGTCATGGAAAACTTGATCGATGAAAGCGGAATCGTGGTCACGAAGGTTGTTTATCCGGCTGATGTACGGATGGGCTGCGCCAATCTGATGAAGTGGGAAATGAACAACCGCGACAAGGTTGGTGTTTCGTCTGAAACGATTTCCCGGCATTCTGTGACCTATTTCAATATGGACGGGGATAATTCCATTATGGGATATCCGAAGTCCCTGATGGGCTTTTTGAAGCCCTACATGAAAGCGAGATTCGGACAGGGGTTGAGGGTATGAAAGGCATCGGCGGCAACACCACAGCGATCATACAGACTTACGCCGTGACCAAGAATGAAATTGGCGAACAGGTGAAATCATGGGTTGACAAGCAGACGCTTAAAGGCTGGCTTGACCTTCAGGCCGGTGATTCCAAGTACACCACGTTCAACGCCAAAATTCAGGAATCGACACACATTTTCGTTGCAGACTATGTACCGCTTGCCGATGGCATACAGGCTGAAAACAGCCGCATGACCATTAACGGCAAGCGGTATGACATTCTGCTGATTGACAATCCGATGGAAATGGGCAGCGGCAGTCAGCTTGAAATCTATCTGAAATACACAGGGGGTCAGTAATATGGCGGATGTGGAATTTCAGGACTTTTCAGTGAAAGTCAAAGCTGCACTTAATGACACCGCCATTCGGTTCTTGGAAGAAGCTGCAAGTGAAATCGAATCACAGGCGAAGCGCAATAGCCGTGTTGATACCGGACAGCTTAAAGGGTCGTGGAATCACCGAGTGAACGAATCTGCCGGTGAAGCAACGGTTGGAAGCCCTGAACAAAATGCTATCTGGGAAGAATTCGGAACTGGCGAATATGCGGCCAAAGGCGATGGTAGAAAAGGCGGTTGGAGCTATCAGGACGATAGCGGCAATTGGCATCACACCACCGGCAAAAAGCCGAACAGGACGCTTCAGCGGGCTTTTGACAGCGCGAAAGGCAAGATCATCAACCGCGCAAAGCAGATTTTCAAGGAAGGAATGAAGTGATATGTCAAAAGAGGTTTTGAACATCATTGACAGCGCCATGAAATCCCTTGGACTTGAATATGGTTTTGGTGAATACGGCGGTAACAGCAAAGGCGAAATCGTCTATCCCTATTGGGTCGGAAGCTACACGGAAACAGAGCCGTACACCGAAGATGGCTTGCAGGAAACGACCGTCATACTTACCGGCTTTTCGCGGGGTTCATGGCTTGAACTTGAAAACGGCAAAGACAAAATTGAACACCACTTCAACCGGGTTTCCGGCAAAGTGGGCATCGCGCGCAGCGGCAATGCCGTTGCTATTTTTTATGCTGGTGCTCTGATCGTTCCCACGGGGGACGCGGAGCTGAAAAGCATTCAAATCAATTTGAGCATCAAAGAATGGAAGGTGAATTGATATGCCTAACAGCGGTATTACTTCTGGTACTCCCGCAAAAATTCCTTTCGGGGCTGGCGTATATTTTCAGGGTGTGACGTACAGCGAAACGGCTGCGCCTACGTCTGAAGTAATTCAGGCGGCTATCATCGGCGCTACGCAGGACGGCGGCACGCTGACCATCACGCCGGAGTTCTTCGCGCCGGAGCTGGACGGCGCAACAGTGGCAGTCAAGGAGCTTCAGCAGAAGGTTGGCGAGACTGCACAGATGGAAGTTTCCATTGCTGAACTTTCGGCAGAACTGGCGGCGCATCTGGCTATCGGAAAGATCACCGAATCTACCGACAAAAATTATGATGTTGTCACTTCATCTGAGCTTCGCGCCGGTCACTTCTATGAGGGCTTCGGCTATTACGGAAAGTTTACGGATGGTAGACCGATCATCATCATCTTTAAGCACGCGCTTTGCACTTCCGGCTTTACGACCGAAGCGAAGAACAAAAACAATTCCGTGTTTAAGGGCACTTTTGCTTGCCAGTCCGATATTGAATATGGCACGACCAAACTGCCGTATGCAATCTTTATCCGCAAGGCAACCGGCTGGACTGCCGCCACGCCCACGGACATCATCGAAACTGCATCTTAACAGCCAGAAAGGAACATAAAACCGATGAGCAAAAAGGAAAACATTGAAATGACTGAAGAAGTAACGGAAGAAGTCAAGCCGTATAAGCTGCGCAGCCTGAAGGACAAAGACTTTTATCCCATGCTGGATATCATCACGGCTACGCTTCCGGATGACCTTGCGGATGTGTTTGTGCAGCTTGCAACCGGCGAAAAGTCCGTTGACGAAATCGGCGGCATGGTGGTTTACAAAATCGCTGTGTCCGTGCTGAAAAACGTCAGCGCTATCCCTGATAAAATCTATCCGCTGCTTTCTGACCTGTCCGGCATCCCGGCTGACGAAATCCCTGAAATGCCGTTCGGTACTACGCCCAGCATGATCTGGGACATCATTGCCGACGCGAAGAATGCAAGTTTTTTCAGGGCGCTTTCCAAATTGCTTTAATCGGTGAATTCAAGTTCATGGACATGATATATCACAGATATTCATGTCCTATGGACTTGATGAATTCCTATATTAACCGTGGGCGATTTGGGGAGTTTGTAACGGGATTCCTTCAATCGGAATACGACCGCCAAAAAGCGGAAATGGACAAGGACGAAGAAATGAAGCTATGGATTATGTACTGCCACAGCTATTCGGAAGATTCGTTCCTTGACTGGAAAAAGAAAGTCCTTAGAATCGGCAGCAACGGGCAACGCCAAGGCACGGATGCCGATCTGACGGATAAAGACATTCAAGCGATCTGCGACGATTTGTTTGCAGAAGAATAAGAATCTGATAAAAGTTCCTGATGGCTGATGGGCTGACCATTCGGGCATAAAGGGGTTATCCTTATGGAACTTTTCAAAATACTTGGCACTATTGCCGTTGATAACGAAAAGGCAAATCAGGCCATAGACGATACAGCGGCAAAAGCCGATAAATCCAGCGGCAAAACTTCGGAATCCTTCAAGAAAATCGGCAAAGCGGCCGGAACCGTTGCAAAAGGCATTGTCACAACGGGCGCAGCGCTGGGCGGCGCGTGGATTGCCGCCATTGAAGGAACGCGGGAATACCGGACTGAAATGGGAAAGCTCGACACCGCATTTGTAACAAACGGCCATTCCACGGATGCGGCCAAAAAGACCTATCAGGATTTACAGGCGGTGCTTGGCGATACGGATGTATCTGTTGAAGCTGCAAACCATCTTGCGGTGATGACCGATAACGAAAAGGATTTACAGACTTGGACAGACATCTGTACCGGCGTTTTCACAACGTTCGGCGATTCTCTGCCCATCGAAGGGCTTACCGAAGCGGCCAACGAGACGGCGAAAGTCGGCGAAGTAACTGGCCCGCTTGCGGATGCTTTGAACTGGGCTGGCATTTCAGAAGATGCGTTTAATGAAAAGCTTGCAAAGTGCTCCACAGAGCAGGAGCGGCAAAAGCTGATAATGGAAACGCTGAACGGCACATATTCCAAGGCATCCGAACAGTACAAGAAAACCAACAAGGATGTCATGGATGCGAACCGAGCGCAGGAGAAGCTAACAAGCGCCTTTGCGGAGCTTGGCCGGGTCGGGGAACCGATCTTGACCGCTATCAAAACCAAGGTTGCCGAAATGGTGACTTCTGCTGTTCCAAAGCTTGAAGCATTTATCAAGAAGGTCAAAGACCTGAAAAAATGGATACAGCAAAACAAACAGGCTATCCATAATTGGGCGGCGGTTATTATCGGCGCGACCGTCAGCGTTGGCGCTTTTCTTCTGGTATTGAAATGGGGCACTATAATGTCTGCCGCTACAAAGGCCATAAAAGGCGTTAGGGCGGCTATTCTGCTGTTTAATGCAGCGCTAAGGGCTAATCCCATCGGGTTTGTTGTAAGCCTGATAGCGGGGCTTGTGGCGGCATTCCTGTACCTTTGGAAGAACAACGAGGGCTTCCGAAATTTCTGGCTGAAAATGTGGGAGAAAATCAAGTCTGCGACAGGTTCAGCCGTGAAATGGATAAAAAACAAGTTCGGTGATCTGAAAGATGCTGTCGCAAAGGTTAAGGCTACCTTTGAGAGCATCAAAAGCGCTATCACAGACAAGATGGACGCTGCAAGGGATAAGGTCAAAGGTGTCGTTGACAAAATCAAGGGGTTCTTCCCTTTGAAAATTGGCAAGATATTCAGCGGCCTGAAAGTGCCTAAAATCAGCGTGTCAGGCGGCAAAGCGCCTTTCGGAATCGCCGGAAAGGGTAAGTTGCCGAATTTTAATGTTAAGTGGAACGCAGAGGGCGGTATATTTGACAAGCCAACGATTTTCAATACACGCATGGGTTATCAGGGTGTCGGTGAAGCTGGAAAAGAAGCCATTGCGCCCATATCACTATTACAGGGATATGTCAAGGACGCTGTAAAAAGCGAGAACGACGGCATTATAAACACGCTTATCGACCAAAACCGGATGCTGATGGACTTTCTGTCACGGGTCATCCCGAAGTCCATTGAGCTTGATTCCGGTGCGCTTGTGGGGAATCTACTTCCCGCGCTGGATATGGGGCTATCCAATCGGCTTGCCCATGCGCAGCGAGGGAATACACGTTAGACCATCTTTTTGATGGCCTTTTTTTAATATCAAAACCAATGGGAAAGGGGCTGATAACCATTGGAATTGTTTAAGATTTTTGGAACCATTGCTTTGAAAGGCAAAGACCAATTCAACGGTGACATTGACGAATCTTCCAGCAAAGCCGAAAAATTATCCGGCAAGATCGGGAAAGGTCTTGCTACGGCCGCGAAACTTGGTGCTGCTGCTATTGTCGCTGCTGCAACGGCCGTCGGAGCGCTGACAAAAAAATCACTTGAAGAATACGCCGAGTATGAACAGCTTGTCGGCGGCGTTGAAACGCTATTCAAGGACAGCGCTGATGTTGTCAAGCAGTACGCAAACAACGCCTATAAGACTGCCGGTTTGTCAGCCAATGACTACATGGAAACCGTCACAAGCTTTTCTGCTGCGCTGTTGCAAAGCTTGGGCGGTGATACGGAAGCAGCGGCGAAGCAAGCTGATCTTGCAATCACTGATATGGCTGATAATGCAAACAAGATGGGCACTGCAATGGGTGACATCCAGAATGCTTATCAGGGATTTGCAAAGCAGAATTACACAATGCTGGATAACCTGAAGCTTGGCTATGGCGGCACGAAGGAAGAAATGCAGCGCCTTATTGACGATGCAAATGCCTTGAATGCTGCGCAGGGCAATCTTACAAATTACAGCATTGACAGCTATGCCGATATTGTCAGCGCAATTCACGACGTGCAGACGGAAATGGGCATCACTGGAACGACCGCGAAGGAAGCATCAACCACGATTCAGGGAAGCCTTTCCGCGATGAAATCTGCATGGACAAATTTGCTTACGGGCATCGGCGATGATTCGCAGGATTTGGACAAGCTGATTAACAATTTCGTTGATAGCACTGGCACGGCAGCAGAAAATATCCTGCCGAGACTTGGGAAAATCATCACGGGAATCGGTTCGCTTGCTGAAAGGCTTGCGCCTGTTGTTGCTGCGGCAATACCGGGACTTGTAACAACCGTTCTGCCGGAACTTGTGCAGTCTGGTATTTCAATGGTTGGCGCTATCCTGCAAGGGCTTGTTCAGATGCTCCCGCAAATCATTCAGTACGGCGTTGATATGGTCATTACCTTGATCGAATCAATATCATCTGACCCGGAAAGCCTTGTCGAAACGGCAATAATGCTTGTCGCGATCATCGTTTCCGGGCTTATTGATGCCTTGCCCAAGCTGATTGCGGCTGCGGCTGAACTTGTGACGGGGCTACTAAGGGCGCTGATTAGTAATGCGCCGAATCTTCTTGCTGCTGGCCTAAAGCTTGTGGGAAAAATCGCGGAGGGCATTGCAAACAGCCTTGGTGAAATCGTTAAGGCTGGCGCGAAAGTGGTTGATTCCATCATTGACGGCATCGCCGGAGCATGGAAAAAGCTAACTGGATGGTTTAAGGGAATCTGGAATGATCTGTTTGGCGACTTGTCAGCTAATGTTAGCGTAAATGGCAGCGCCAAAGGTGCAGTTGCAGGTGTTAACGGTTCCCATGCGTCCGGTCTTGACTATGTGCCTTTTGATGGCTACATCGCCGAGCTGCACAAGGGCGAAATGGTTGTCCCGAAACGGGAAGCGCAGACGCTGCGAAACAGCGAAGAAACAGAATATCTTCTGCGACAGATTCTTGACTGCCTGAAATCTTCGCAGACGATCAGCATCAACAGCCGTGAATTCGGGCGTCTTGTTAGGGGTGTTACGTAATGCTTGAAACAGTAAAATATCAGAATCATTTGGGCGAGGAAATTAACTTTTCCGAAAACGGCATCTATGTGAAATCATCCGATCTTCATGATTATGCGTGGAACTACACCGAGCGCGGCGGGAAAATCACTTCCTTCAAGCGCAACGTTATCAGCAAAAAAATTGATCTCGCGATTGCGTGTGCGACAGAAGCTGCCGGAATTCAAAAGCGGAATGATTTGATTGAATGCTTTGAAAAAGATGTCCTTGCAAAACAGCCGGGTAAAATTTTCGTCAACGGGTACTATCTGAAGTGCTATGTAACAGCGTCATCGAAGTCTAAGTACTTGGATTCTATGAAAACGATGCTGGTTTCTTTGGAACTGCTATCAGACGAACCGTTTTGGGTCAAGGAAGTGGAAGCAACGTATGTGCGCGATTCCACTACTAATGAGCTTACAGGTATAGTCAATCCGCTGAACCATGAAGCGAATTTCAGGCTTACAATCTTTGGGTCAACAACCGAAACAACGATATCTATTGGTGGCGCAATTCATGGCCTTAGTTATGGGCTTGAAGCTAACACACAATTGGTTATTGATTCGATTACGAAAGAAGTTTACGTACTTAAAAATGGCAAAAAGAATAATGCTTTTAGCCAACGCTATGTTTCTTATATAAGCGGTTCAGCCGGTACAATGGTAGGCGGCGTAATAAAAGGCGTGTTGGTAGATGATACTTTCAAGAAAATTCCCAGCGGTAATAGCACAATAGGCAGAAGTGAATCTTTCCAGTGGTCGTTAATCCTTTACGATGAAAGGAGCGAACCGAAATGGATTTGATTTATACAAATTCGTCAATGCAAGCTATTGGCGTAATGAAAGCGTATGATCTAGACCTTGCATTCGGTTCGGATGAAAACGATTTTGAGATAAAGGTTGACGCAAATAATCATTGCTGCGAAGCCGGGTACTATGTGTACATTATCGGCACAGAGTATGGCGGCGTAATTGATGCGGTAACTTCTGACACCAAAACCGGAGAAGTGACATATACCGGTAGGACATGGCACGGAATTCTTAATTCCAAGGTGATTTGTCCCGACGCAGGTCAGGACTACTTAACGTTAAACAACGAAGCAAACGGTGTCCTTAATTCGCTGATTACAAGGATGGGTTTAACATCAATCTTCACTGTTAATATCTATGCTTCAGGCCTTGAAATCAGCAACTATAAAATGCCGCGATATGTCACCGGCTATGACGGAATCATGCAAATGCTGAAATCCGTGGGCGGAAAACTAGTTTTGTCGTTTGACGGGGAAAAGGTAATTTTGTCTGCCGCGCCTATCGCAGATCATACAAAAGACGGTTCCGTTTCGTCTGATGCAATGTCTTTCCAAGTTAAAACGACATCGAAAAAAGTCAATCATCTGATTTGCTTGGGTCAAGGTGAACTAAAGGACAGAACGGTTGTGCATCTATACGCCGATGCAAGCGGCAGCATAAGCCAAACGCAGACGCTGACAGGCGCGGATGAATATGCAGCGGTATATGACTACCCGAGCGCGGAAAGTGCGCAAAAGCTGATTGAAGCTGGTGCGTCCAGATTGGCAGAGCTGCAAAATCAAGACAATTTATCAGTCAGCTTGAACGAAGCGGAATATGCCTTTGATGTCGGCGATGTGGTCGGCGCGGTTGATACCGTCACCGGCATTTCCGTTTCCGTACCTATTACCAAAAAAATCGTAAGCATCCGAAATGACTATATGTCCGTATCTTACGAAACCGCGATCGGGAAGAACGGAACATCAAGCAGCGGGTCAAGCGGCGGCAGTAGCGGCGGCGGTAGCGGCGGCGGTGGCGGCGGTGGAACATTTATCAACGTAGACGCGGCGCTGTC